AGCAGTTGAAAAGAATTATTGCGAGGTTAGGGTTACCCTCGTAGATTGTGTGTTAACGAATGCGGGGGCTTAACCCACCCCCATTTTTACACCTATGGAAATTAATCAATTAGACTTGTTCTCTGGTATCGGTGGATTCCACTTGGGATTTGAAAGAGCTGGATTCAAAGTCAACAGTTACTTCTCGGAAGTAGACAAACACGCAATAGCAGTATATAAACACCAATTTAAAAATAGTACCTATGTCGGTTCAGTTGTCAATATTAGAGGAAACGAATTACCAAGAATTGACCTTATCACCTTTGGAAGTCCTTGCCAAGACTTTAGTCTTGCTGGAAAGCGTAAAGGGATGGAGGGAGAACGAAGTAGCCTTATCCTTGAAGCAATACGCCTTATCCACGAATGCAGACCACGAGTTTTTATCTGGGAAAATGTTAAGGGAACTTTCTCCTCAAACGATGGCGCAGACTTTGCGGCAATCCTCCAAGAGTTTGCCAACATTGGGGGCTATAGACTTGAATGGCAACTGCTTAATACATCGTGGTTTCTACCCCAAAACCGAGAGCGGATATACCTTGTCGGACATCTTGCAGAAGCCAGAGGAGATTGGCGAGGAGTTTTTCCTATCGGAGAAGGCATTGGAGAAAATTACAGTGGACTCAAAATTTACGGAGACACCAATAAAGGAGGTCAAAAAGGAGTAATATATAATACTGAAGGCATATCGGGATGCTTGAGTGCTACAGATTACAAGCAGCCTAAACAAATTGCTGTAAAAAATGCTACTCAAAAGGGTTACGAAGTAGCAACTGTAGGTGATTCTATAAACTATTCAAATCCCAATAGCAAGACTCGTAGAGGCAGAGTAGGTAAGAAAAAGGCTCAAACATTAGAGACCTCTTGCAATCAAGCGGTAATAGAGCCTATGGTACAACAAGGCTCAATGATAAAAAACCCATTAAAGGGTAAAACTGATTATGGGTGGCATTTTGAACAAAATGTATTTACTGAAGACTCACACACTCGTGCATTAAAATCATCGGAGGGTAGTGGTAATAAACCAAAAGTTATTCAAGACTACCGCATCCGTAGGCTAACCCCTATAGAGTGTGAGAGGCTACAAGGCTTCCCAGATAACCACACGCAATATGGTAACTACGATGGGGAGGTCAAAGAGATGAGCAACACCCAACGCTACAAGCAATGTGGCAACGCAGTAACTGTAGATGTAGTACAAGCAATTGCAGAAAAGTTACATCCCCTCTTTGAGAAGTAAACATTTTTATTAACTTTGAACTATTAACTAAATTAAATAACGATGACTAAAACATCTATTGTAAAGGACATCAAGTCCGCAGGTCAGCCCTACACAGGGCAGTACGGAACTCTATATGGGTTCTATGTAACATTTGAGAACGGAGACAACGGAAAGTACAACTCCAAGTCCGAGAACCAAAACAAGTTCGTAGTAGGTCAAGAGGCTACCTACGACTACATCCCACGAGAATACAACGGCAAGACCTACTACACGGTCAAGCCCGTAAACCCTCAGTATGCAAATAATGCACCTACCTCTTCTGGTGCAGTTCAAGGAGGTGGTACACATACCTCTAAAGATGAGAGTATCATCCGTCAAACGGCTTTGAAGGCAGCAGCAGAGTTAGGAGGTACACCTCAGCAAGTAATCGCAAACGCACAGACCTTTGCTGACTGGGTAATGAAGAAAGGCGCAGCCCAAGCCGCTTCAACTCATCAGCAACACTTTCAAGGAAGAGAAGAGCCAGTAGATGCTGACGGCTTACCATTTTAAAGAAAGTATCTATATTAGGGGGGCGCATTTGCGCTCCCTTTTTTAACACCAAAACACTCTATGGCTAAAATATCTTATGCTTCAGTCTTTGACAAACTTGACCAAGTGCGTATGGGCAAGGTGAAGGAAGGCTTGAAGTTCGGGCAATGGAATCTGGATGCACATCTAAGATTCAAAAGAGGCAACTTCAACATCGTCTTAGGACACGCAAATGTTGGTAAGACCTCTGTAGTATTATATCTAATGCTACTTCAATCAATCGTTAACGACATCAAGTGGTTGGTCTTCAGTTCCGAGAACACACCCGTCTCACTCATCAAGAAACTCTCCGAGTTCTTCTTAGGTAAACCTATAAACAAGATTGAGGAGGATGAGTTCTATATGGCTCAAGACCTCATACTGCGTTACTTCATTATCATTGACACCGATAAGAAGATGTACACCTACAAAGACTTGATTGAGGAGGCTACTGACATCTACCACCAAGAAGGGTTTGATGGATTCTTCATTGATCCATACAACTCACTTGCAAAGGACAAGGAGATGTTCTCTACACTTGGCGGTCACGAGTACGACTATGAGGTGGCTACCCACTTCCGTAATTGGGCAAAGCAACACGATGTGAGTATATGGATGGCAGCTCACGCAGTAACCTCAGCCTTGCGTATGAAACACGCACAAGGACACCAATACGCTGGGCATCCTATACCACCAAGTGCAGCAGATATTGAATCGGGCGGTAAGTGGGTCAACCGTGCTGATGATTTTATTGTCATCCATCGTTATATTTCCCATCCTACGGAATGGATGTACAACCAAGTGCATATAAGAAAGATCAAAGAGACGGAGACTGGTGGTAGACCTACTCCTATGGATGAGCCTATTAGATTCCGTTCCTTACCAGATAATGTAGGCTTTGAGATTCACGGAGAGAATCTTATTTGTATGAAGGAGAAAAAACAAAGTGACTTACCTTTTTAGTATATTGCCCTTATGGAAGAAATGATACCAGATGAATACCGATGGGTAAGAGGTGGTAGTAAGAGTCTTGCTCTGCTATGGCTGCGCCAAAAGAACCACGACCTAATGAACATTGCCAATGCCTTGAAACCGCAAGACACGAGCAACAATTACGAGATGGACATCTTCATAGACCTTATAAGTATCTATGGTGCTATGACGGCTGCCATAGAGATGGTAGAAGATGTACAACAAATGGTATGGGAGGCGGAAGCCAAGAACGCAGATTTAAAACTAACCATCCAACACCTTGCAAAGAAGGTAAAGAACTACGAAGACCGATTTGATAATCTAAACGAACACCTAAAATGAGACCAACTGAAATACTACTACAAGAAGAGTACAACCATTACATCTACACAAACCACATCACCCCTAATCGTCAGCATAAGAATGTGATGGCAAGGTTTGCGTTTATGGTTGCGGCACGAGAATTGTTCACTACGCTTGAGATCGCACGAGTGACAAAGAAGAACCACGCTACAGTTATCCACGCTACGAAGTGGCACGACCAAAACTTAAAGTACGATAGAGCGTACCCCCGATACTTCCAAGATGCGTTAGATATTATGAATCGCTTAGGGGGAGACAAGGAAAGCCCAGAGGCTACCCTCGCAAGGGAGAACGCCAAGCTCATAGAGCGTGTTAATAACTTGAGACAAGAGTTGTTAGAAACTCGTGAAAAGTTGTATATTAGAGAGGAAGAGATAAACCGCATTAAAGAAAATGAACTTTGCACTTGACATCGCCCCCCTTGCGGGGTTTATGGTAGGCGTTAACTACTGGAACTCCAACTTTGATGAAGATTACGAGAATCCCAAGTACCACTCATTGCAGTTGTGCTTTGGGATTTTTGCGTTAGTAATGACTTGGGCAACTGAAGAATGACAGTCTTAGACCTTCTTGCTACAAAGCACAAAGAGTGGGTTAAGATGGCTCATAGTTTCGGTGCTGGTGATTATGCGGAGGATATTGTCCAAGAGATGTACCTCCGTCTAAATCGCTATGTAGAAGAACCAGACCGCATAATGTACAAGGGAGAACCCAACAAGCTCTTTGTGTGGGTTACACTCCGTAATATGGTGCGCAACTTCCAAAACAAGAAAGACCTCTTAGTATTCTCTGGTGATATGGTAGAATACGACAAAGAAGAGGATGCCTTTGACTATGTTGAGGCAGAAGCCTTTGAGAGGCTGATAGAAAAGATTTGGGAGTCTACTACGGAACTGCATTGGTACGACAAGAAGATGTTTGAGATATACCATACTACAGAGATGAGTATGAGGGATATTGAGAAGGAGACGAAGATTTCCCTATATAGCATATTTGATACACTAAAAAAGACGAAGAGTTATGTCCGAGAAAAAATCCAAGAAGACTACGAAGACTACGAGAACCAAGACTACGACCAAATCTAAAGGTCTTGGAGATGACATTGAAAAAATCACTAAGGCTACGGGGATCAAGAAACTCGTAGACACCTTTGCTGAGATTACGGGAATAGATTGTGGGTGTGATGCTCGTAAGGAGAAGCTCAACAAATTGTTCCCAAGAAGAACACAACCCCTATGCTTAGAAAGAGGTGAATACGAAACCCTCAAGCAGTTCTTTACACAGTTCAACGGCAGAGAGATTAAGGAGGAATGGCAAGAGCCACTATCCAGAGTACACGCACGAGTATTCCAACACAAGTATTATATCCCTTGCTCTTGTAATCCGAGAGAGTGGTCTACACACATTGCAGACCTCAAGAAGATTTACGGAGAGTATGAAGGAAGTTGATTTATTTAACATACTCAAGATTTGTTTTATGACCGACCTTGAGAAGAGCGAGAGCCAATACTCCCGCTTTGATTGTTTCTCTGCCAAGTGGAAGATGGACATAGAACTCAAGTGTCGTAGAACTCACTATGATGAGTTGCTCATTGAGAAGGATAAGTATGATGCTTTGATGGATAGAGCAAAGAAGTTCGGCACACGCCCCTTCTATATTAACTCTACCCCTCAAGGCATCTATGCCTTTAATCTGGAGGAACTCAAAGATATTAAGTGGGAAATGAAGGGAGGCTTACCAAGAACTACTGACTTCTCCGACAATCGGAGGGTAGTGAAAGAGGTGGGCTTCCTACCTATATATGCAGCAATTAAATTAAACGAAGATGCCGATACCGACACCGAAGGGTAAAGAGACCCAACAAGAATTTATCAGTAGATGTATGAGCGAGTTAAAAGGTGAGTTCCCAGACAAGGAACAACGCCTTGCAGTTTGCTATACACAATGGAAAGAAAAAAAGTAGAAAAATGTTAGGTGTTAATTATTTTGTGTATATTAGCATAAACTAAAACACTTAACATTATGTCTAAAAAGACCTACACCCTAAAAGAGAACCTCCTCTACGGAGGTACTGCTTACCTTCTGGTAGCAATCGGAATTACTGCTATGATGGCATTGTACGAGTTGATCGAGAACCTTTTTGATATACCAGCGTAATGGATTACTTAGATTGGGACTTGGCAGTATACCAAGATTATGAAGGTCGCACTTGCGACATCTGTGGTGAGTACAACGATGACGATTGGCGATGCGAATGTTGCCACGACTGTAATAAGAGTTCTTGCGAATGTGAGGAAGAGGAACTAACCACAAGACAAATAAATTACCAACGATAATGAAAAATAATCCATTTGCACCTTTTTGGTCTCCACTATGGCATCACAAAAGTCCTAAAGGATTTAGTGAAGATGAATTGAAATCGATAGATAAACTTCAAGCAAATAACGATTGTGAAAACCTATAATTACAAAAAGCAAGACGGTAGTTTGTGGATATTTTATTACGATACAAACATTAAATTGTGGACTGTATTTGAAATTGATGTTGAAGGAAATAAAATCAGTAAAGAAGCGGACTATTTCCACAACAAAAGCCAAATGATAGAAGCACACGGCTTCAGTCTTAAAAATTGTATATAACCCATTAAGAAGATATGATGAATCATACTGAAGCGATACTGAAGGCGCAAATCGTATTTGAGCAACCCCTAACGGACAAAGAGACGATAGACCAACTGCTTCACATAGATGCACAGATGTATGCCAATACTGGTATAGACACAAGCAAGGCA